CAGAAAACCACCCTACGGGTTTCCCACAGGGTGGTGAATCCACACTGTGGAAAAACCGCACCCAAATACCTATTACTAATAACAAAATACCTAATACTAATAATGAAATACCTAATAATATAGCAACACAGCAGGATTTATTACCTTTACCAACTGGTAAAGGCAATAAACCCGCCAAGGCAACACTGACCAAACCAGAGTCAGTTTCTCAACAAGTCTGGAATGACTTCCTTGCAGTTCGCAAAGCTAAACGCGCACCATTGACTGAAACCGCTTTGAGCATGATTGAAAAAGAATGTGAACTTGCAGGCTTGACACTCAACGATGCTTTGACAGAATGCGTCACCCGTGGATGGCAATCATTCAAAGCTGACTGGATCAAACCCAAGCAGCAACAGGTTGAGATGACATACTCACGGGCTTGCTAATACATACATACATGAAAACACTACCTATCGCCATTACTGCCGAGAAAGCGGCACTATCACTAATCGCAATCGATCCAGAAGTGCTACCGCACCTCGCATGGCACTCTGATTTTTTCGCTCTGGAGCAACACAGATTGATTTTTAGAGCATTGGAAAGGGTTTACCAGCGGACAGGATCAACAAACGCATTGGGAGCTATCTCTGACCTTGAAACCACTGGCAAGCTCAATGCCGCTGGAGGCAAGGAAGGAGTAATTGAAGTTCTAAAAACAATCCTGCTCGCTCCGGGAGCTATGTGCGTTGAGACAGCAGCGGACTACCGCTCGCAACTGCTCAAGGCAAAAGGATACCGCGATGCTATCAAGACATGGGAAGAAGCGCATGACGATGTTTGCGCCATGCGAGCAGACCTGCCAGCAATCGCTGATGCGCTGGCTAATGCAATCCAGCCAGAAACCAATTCAAAGAGCGTAAAGGAGCATTTAAGCGATTTTCTTGACGATCTGGAAAACAAGTCGCCGCTCGAAAATTTCGCAACCGGAATTCCAAAGGTTGACAAATACCTTGGAGGCGGAATGCGCCGAGGTGAGATGCTCGTAATCGGAGCGCAGACCAGCGGAGGAAAGTCAATCCTGCTTTACCAAGCTGCATTGAACGCGCTACTGGAGGGAAAATCGGTAACGATATTCAGCCTCGAAATGCCAGCGAAATCTATCCTGCAACGAATGGCATGTAACTTGATCGGAAAAACTATTGTCCCGATGCGAGAGATTGATGCAGTCAGTGACTGGAAGACAGTTGCCAGTGCAAAGGACATATCCAATGCAATCGGACGACTGATGAACATGAACCTCACGATCCGCGATGATCTGTCAGAGGTGGGAGAGATCATAGCAGAGGCAAACAGGCTCGCGTCACTTGGAAAAGCAGATGTAATTGTGGTCGATTACCTACAAATTGTAACGATGCCGAACGCCGACAATCGTGAGCAAGCAGTAAGCGAACTATCACGCAGGCTCAAGTTGACAGCACTCAAGGCAAACTCCGTGGTCTTGACTGCATCGCAACTCAACGACGATGGCGCAGTGCGGGAGTCCAGAGCAATCGGACATCACACAGACTTCCTGCTCATCATCTCCCATCCAGACGATAAAAAAAAGGAGACTGCTGGCTATCGCAAGACATCACCAGCGCAACCGACATCTCGCATCCGCATAGACAAGAATCGCCGAGGTCAACGCGATGTATTCGTTCCAGTAAAAATGCGCGGAGAAATTTCACGCTTTGAGGAGATACATGAATAAAGATCACGCATATGAGCATTGCCTCATGCTCCTCGAAACAAGCATTGGAATCTGGGAAAACCGCATCCAGACTCGATTTGCGCTGGCAGAGAAAAACTACCAAGAGGCAAGAGAAATATATGAAAAAAATTTCAGCGAGTCTGCAAGCGGTTCAGCGGACATCGAAGACCGCAAACCCAGTATTGATGCGGTTGCGGAATGGGATGCTTTTTTTGAAAATAATGTTGACCCGTTTTAGCAATGCTGTAGATTTGAACTCGTCAAACGACAATACATACATATGACTACACTCACAGGCAAAACTCCAGCAGGACGATCAATTCGCGTTATCAATCGCTCAATTCCTTGGACATCTGAAAAGATTTGGACTCTCGCGCAAGGCAACACTATCTGGATAAATGGAACCTTTGAAGAGTGCCAAGCAATGTTTTTCAAAGCAACATCAGAAGGATACCGCACAAGCAACGGAGAAATTCTTTAATCTCTCACAACTAATAAAAACATTCATTCACATTCAATAAATATATATGACAATAACAATGACACCACTGACAGAAAGACTCTTGGCAGAATTCCCAGAAGACTTCCAAGCAGGCGCAGATGCTCAAGACAAGATTGAGCAAGGACTGGACGGAGGAGAACGCGCCAAGGCAATTTGGGATTTCGTTGGCAAAAATGGAGAGAATGAACTTCCTCCAAAAGATTTCGCATTTTGGATTGGACAGGACTATGGAACAATCTGATAAACCAAACCCCGGCAGCAAGGAAGCAATCAAGCAAGGTTGCACTTGCCCTGTGTGGGACAATGGACATGGACATGGCTACTTGGGAGCAAAGGGTATTTTTATTTATTCATCCGAATGCAAGCTCCATATGCCAGATAACAATTTAAACAAACAAGACAATGACAATTGAATACGCAGAACAAAACGGATTCGTCCCGCTAACTAATGCCTATAAACTGCCACGGGAGAAGTGGATGATGGATAATGTCATTAGTGACGCGCAACGAAACAACAAAGAAGTTTGCTTGATTCCAACCAATGAAGGCGTGGAAGTCTGGCAGAAACCAAAAACCAAATCAGCAACAACAGAACAAGAATAAATATGGAATACGATAACACAAATCGCGGATCGCTCTTCAAGAACGACAAGAAGGAACAAGACAGTCACGCCGATTACAACGGCAGCATCAACATTGAAGGCACGGAATACTGGATCAACGCATGGATCAAGGAAAGCAAGAAAGACGGCAAGAAGTTCTTCAGCCTGTCAGTTAAGCCAAAAGCTAATCAAAACGCGCCACAGGGCAAATCTGCGCCAGCAAAGCCTAAATACGAAGGCCGTAAGAAAGACGACGAAGGCGACGATATTCCGTTCTGATGAATTCCGTGGGCTGCGCATACACTAACACGCAGAACTTTTAAATGATTAGCCTGCAAGAAACATTATTTGATCTGACAGAGTATTCTTTGGAATGTGATGAAAAGAAAAGTAATCACAATTCAATGATAGGAACATTGTCTGAAATCATGTTCATGTCTGAAGCAGCATCTCATGGGTTTCATGTCTTCATGCCAATAGGTCACGCTCAAAAAGCTGACTGCATTATTTGGAAACCGCAAGCAAAACCAATTACTGTTCAAATTAAGAAAGCAGGCGTAAAATCAATAAATTCATGGCAAATTCCAACTTCCTCCAAAAGATCATCTTGTAGTGCAAATCCAAATGACAGAGGTTCTCTATATACAAATTATACCGAAGGAGACTTTGACATTCTTGCGGCACACATTACTGAACAAAATTGTTGGGCGTTATACAGACTCAAAGACATATGCGGACAGACATCAATCCGCTGGACTGGATCACCAAGGAATAATTTTGAACTGCTGAATCATGTATGAACTGGACTCCAGACCAACTCGCGCAGAAAGGCTACCAACTCAATGAAGATGGATCATATTCACCTCGTCCTACAGGGTTACTTAACACCCTCGCTAAACACGCTCCTAAACAAACACTGGTCGCACTACGCAAAGGAGAAGAAACTCGCAGCAAACGCACTCACCTCCGCATTACAAGATATTCTTGCAGACCACTCGATTGCGACAACTACGCAGGAGGTTGTAAGCCAATTATTGACCAATTACGCTACGCTAAACTCATCCGAGATGACTCGCCAGAAGACATCGAGGTTGAATTCAAGCAAGTCAAGGTCAAAACCAAAGCCGAAGAACGCACGGAAATCGAAATCAACGAGACTCGTTGAATGAGATAGCAACAACACACAAGTGAGCTTTCGAGGAAACATCACACTTAAACACCTCGGTTTCCGAGATGATAACAACAACAAAAATCATGTCAAGACTTTTTTGACAACAACTTTCACCTGCAATATAAATAACTTATGAGCGAAGAAGTTACGAAAGCAAAAAATAAAGGTGGAAGACCGACAAAATATAGTCAAGAACTCGCAGATGAGATTTGTAGCAGGCTATCAAAAGGAGAAACACTGCGAAAAATGGTGCTGGATGATCATATGCCAGACGCTTCACAGATATACAGGTGGCTTGATAGCAATGAAGCGTTTCGCAATCAATACGCACAGGCGCGTGTTCGTCAAGCCGACTATTACGCCGAGATGATCATTGATGAATCCTTTGGAGCGCATGACGCTGCGATAGGAAGGCTACGCATGGATGCTCTGAAGTGGGCATCAAGCAAGATAGCTCCCAAGAAGTATGGCGACAAGATCGAGCTTGAAAGCAATAACAACCAAAACTTGACGCTATCCTTCAACATTCCGAACCGAGGCAATGAGCGTGAAATCATCGAACTTGAAGATGCTCAACGCTTAACGCTGGAACATGGCGAGAAGTAGTCAATTATCTACTACACAGATTATATGAAGTTATCAACTGAAACCGCAGCAGAAACGCTTGCTGGAAAACCATATACAATGGAAATTGAGGATGAGATTCATAGCCTCAATTCCGTTATCAAGTCACTTCGTCGCAATGCTGCCGAGGATGCCAACTATATTCTGGCTCTGGAGGAGGCAATCAATGACGCTAAAGCCGCCTTCCACGCAGGGGCATCGCCATCAGATATGTATAACGCACTGACACGCACGGAGATCAAAAATAAATAGCATGAGATTCACATACACACATGAGTAATACAACACCATACCAGCAGTTCGTAAATTCAATCGTCAAGCCCGGATCGGAGATCGTGAGGCAGTTGACACCACAGCAAGCGCACTTGTTGCACATGGCAGTAGGAGTATCTGGCGAAGCAGGAGAGTTGCTTGATGCGATCAAAAAGCATTGCGTCTATCAGAAGCAAATTGATCTTGACAACATCAAGGAGGAGGCAGGCGACATCCTGTTTTATTTGACTGGACTTCTGAATGAGCTTGACATGTCGCTTGAAGATTGCATTAACGCGAATAAGGAGAAGTTAAGCAGACGCTATGCGAGTGGGAGCTACAGCAACGAGCAAGCTATTGCGCGAGCAGACAAGGTTGAGGAGGTCAAGCAAGAAAAATCTATTCCTGACATTGAGGATGACTTTGATGATGTCGAGATCGAGCGAGTTGCCTGCAACCTCGGTGAAGAGTGCGAGTCCTGCCAATGAGCGACTGGGATCAATATGCACTTGGCATTGCCGAGGTGGTTGCGAAGAAGAGCAAAGACCCGTGGAGGCAGGTTGGTGCTGTATTGCTGCGGCATGACAACACGATTGCCGCTTGTGGCTACAATGGATTTCCGGCGCACATGGTGGAGGACTGGAGTGATCGTGAGCGCAGGAGGAAATATGTTGTGCATGCGGAGCAGAACGCATTGCGCCATGTCAAGCCAAATGAATGTCGCTTGATTGCGTCTACGACACTGCCTTGCAATAATTGTTTAAAATCTCTTGCATCGTATGGAATCAGGCGTATCGTCTACAGAGAAACCTATCCAACGGATGAATCAACGATTCTTCTCGCGGCAGATTTCGGAATAGAATTAATAAATATATGAGCGACAAACCAAGCTTTATGACGCATGAGCGTATAATGACAGGGGAAGAATATGTTTC